AGGGTAGTTCCAACATGGGCAGACGTGCTCAACAGGGCTAACCTAGGTATGGAAGTTATGCATGAAAGGAACGCTCACAACTTCCCACTAGACTTGGCTGCAGCTGAGACTACTGAAGTTGCTCTCCTTGCTCCTGCTATAGGATAATGGAACTCTTCCTTATTCTAGCGGCCATAGGTGGCACTGCATATGGGGCTTATAAGATGACTCCTAAAAACTAGGCACTGTGTGTTGGTAAGTCCTAGATTAAAAACTGAATATCCTCACAAAGGACCCTCATGGGTCCTTTTTTAATATATAATATGTAAAGTTATACAACGACCAATGTTTTGTAGAAGCAAAATGAGTCTTGAAGATCGTCGTAAATGGAAACTCAAGATGTATAATTTCTGGCAGGATACTCTTGAGGAAAGACTCGCTGGAGTTAAAGCTGCTAAATCAAAGTTAGAAGAACAAATAGATAGGTATAAAGAAGAAGAAACTGATGCTGCAGCTTGATGAACAAATTAGTACAGAACATCTTCTCCTTCAGGAGAGGGTCTGTAGGTCCTGTGGGAAGGAGAAAAGTCTTTTAGCAGACTTTCATAGGTGTGGAAAGAATGCCACCCTTCCTTCCTCCTATTCTTATGAATGTAAGGAGTGTAGTAAGGACAGAGCAGCTACAAATTATTGGAAGAAAAAGAAATATGATCTGATCAGGGAAAAGAATAGAGTATGTGCTGTGTGTAATACCACTGAACCTGGAGGTAGGTTCAATAAGTTTGTTATGGATGGCAATAATCTTTTGTGTTTTAACTGTAACAAAATATTTGAAATGGTCGGTGATAACATCCATACTCTAGAAAGTATGGTACAATATTTGAATCAAAGGTTAGACCCATGAAGGAAACTGAAAATTACGAACAGTTGTTGGAAAGGTTCTATAAAAGAACCACTCAACTAGAAGAACGTCAGGTTGAACTTGAAGATGCCTATCAAGAATATATGAAACTTGATAGAGACTTGGATAGGTTGCAAGGATCCATTCAGGCAATTGAATACTTAGCTTATGGTAAATTACCTCATGATGGTAATCATGGGGGAATGAGAGACCACCAACCAAGGGAAGAGTAATGCAAGCTTTAGTTATTATAATGTCCTTCTTGGACTTTATATTCTATCCAGCAATAGTGGCTACCATTATTGCTGTTATTATAGAACAGATTATCAGAAGACTAGCAACATCAGATCCACTTACTGCTGCTGATGCTCGAGTGATTGCTATTTCTATGGGAGTAAGAAAGTTTTTCTATAGACAAGCACTTATTGTTAATGTTCTATGGTTCCTAGGGTATGCTATTTTGTTGTTTACAGTAGGGAGACAGGCACCACAACAGATGCCGGATATGATATGGAAAGGATGACCAACACCGTGGTGTTTTTGTATAGTTATTGGATTATTTGTTACTGTTATCGTATAACTTTTTATGGATAATATTATTACTGAAGTTGGATTTGTATTGTTGGGTGGAGTTGTTGCAGCTATCCCCATATACATTGTAGGTTTAATTCTTAGGAGTGGAGAGTGATGGCCATTGATAATGACGTAAAGATTACTATCAACATCTCTGAACTAGTTAACATCAGATCTGTTTTCTTACAGGAGGAGCTTTCTTCAGAGGAGATAGAAGAGATTGCTAATGATCTCAGGATAAGACTTACCTGGGATACACTCTATGGTATGGTAGATGATACTATACTGGAGTACCTAGATAAATCTGATAAACATTATGGTGAGACTATGAATGAAGCCTGGTTGATGGAGATGGAAAGGAATAAGAAACAATTTGAGATGGTGGATTTAGTCGCACCATCATGGACAATTCAAGTACCTAGGAGGATTAAATGACCCTTTATGTTATTGGACTGGTGATAGTCATGGCCATCATAGGATGTGTCTTTTATTTTAACTTGTATAACCCTCATTGATTATGGACCCTGAAATTAGTAAGATAGATACTCAAGGACTTAGTGGTCCTGCTCTTAGTCCTGAGGAAGTGGCGAAGAAGGGGTTCAAGTATAAGGATGGTTATCCACCTATGATGGTGAAACCTAGAAGACTTCTTCAGGATATGTACGTTAAAGAGATGAAGATTCTCATTAATGAGGTCTTGGATGAGAGAGAAGGTAAGATGGATTACCAAAGTTATTTTGATTTGACAGGGAGGGAGTATCCAGTAGTATGACTCAACCAATATTGACAGGAAAAGTTAAATCCGTATTTGATGTACCAGGAGATGCATCAAGGGTGACCATTCAATTTCATGACAAAGTTACTGCATGGAATGGGAAGATGGTGGAGTATCCAGAAGAGAAGGGTAAGATATGTTGTCTTATTTCTGCACTTCTTTTTGAGAAGTTAGAAGCTTCTGGTATTAGAACTCATTACCTGGGTACTGAAGGACTGGATCGTTTAATCTGTAAGAAATTAACTATTGTTCCGGTAGAAGTAATTTGTAGGAATATAGCTGCTGGTTCTTTGGTTAAGAATACTGATGGATTGACTGAAGGAGTCCGTATCAGTCCTCCTATTGTAGAGTTCTTTCTTAAGAATGATACTAAGGGAGATCCTCTCCTTACAGAGGATCGTGTGAGGTTGATGGGACATGATCCTATTCCTCTTAAAGAGACAGCTCGTGATATCAATGGTATCCTTGAGACTCTCTTTACTTTGATGGGTATAGATCTAGTTGACTTTAAATTGGAGTTTGGTTATGATGCTCATGGTGATCTGTTCTTAGCAGATGAACTTAGTCCTGACAACATGAGATTATGGAGGAAGGATAATAAGGAGAGGTTGGATAAAGATCTCTTTAGAAAGGATGAGGGTGATATTGTCACCGCATACAAACAAATTCTTGAAAGGCTAAGACAGTTTGCTTAATATATAATAAAATCGATCACATAGAAATGGCTACTTATTCAATTACTTTCCGTGGCGAAGATGGTTCTGAACAAACTGTCGACTGTGCTGATGACCAATACATTCTTGATGCTGGGGAAGAGGGTGGTTTAGATTTACCATCTTCATGTAGAGCAGGAGCTTGTTCTTCTTGTGCTGGTAAGATTATAGAAGGAACAGCTGATCAATCTGAACAGTCATTCTTGGATGATGATCAAATTAAAGAAGGATTCATTCTTACTTGTGTTGCTTATCCTGAATCAGATATGGTTATAGAAACTAACCAGGAGGAAAATTTATACTAATGGAAGATAATCCTTTCTGGGGTGAACCTACTCCTACAGATGTGTGGGAGGATATGCAGAAGTTAGATCATCTCTATGAGGAGTTGATGTGGGATCATAGAGATCAATTAGAGTTTGCCATTGAGGGCAATCACATTACTATTAGAAATAGATCTAGGGAGGGTAGGTGATGCATGGTAATTTAGAACCAGAGGAGAATGTGTTACCTGTGTTACCAGAGACTAATGGATCTCTCTCTGTAGTAGTTCCAATGGACGATATGACTTATATTCTTACGACCTTATGGAAGTGTCGTAAGACTGAGACAAAGTGTGGGGAACTATATGAAAAATATAAAGCTTTGATACCTAAAGAATGAAACTCACACAAAAGATCATTGATGATCTAGAGAAAGCTCTAGATATGAGGAAGAAGAATGGTGAAGAGATCTGGAATGATGGAGATGAAATCTCTGTCAATGTTGCAGGAACCTTTGCTGGAGATAAATTTATTACACTTTTAAACAGGACTAAGAATCCTGTAGTCTCTTCAGAACCACATCCTAATTTTGATTATGAGAAAGGGGAGTGGAAGGAAGGTTATGGGAGACGGGACTAAATAAACATCTATTTTTCATCTTAAAATGAATAAAAATTTTACCGTTTATTCTAAGGACGGGTGTCCTTATTGCTCTAAAGTAATTGAAGTATTACAATTAGCTAACCTCAGGCATGTTGTGTATAAATTGGATGAAGACTTTGATAGACCTAGCTTTTATGGACAATTTGGGGATGGATCTACCTTTCCTCAAGTAGTCATGGACCATATAAATCTGGGTGGATGTACAGAAACGGTTAAATACCTTCAAGAAAATAACCTGGTTTAACAGCCGATGGATGATGAAGTCTATGATATGATTGAACATGCTATTGATTTAGCATTCTTTAAGGGCAATCTTCAACTTAAGTTTTATGATTACTTACAATATCGTAAGACAAAGAAGAGTGAGATAGATGAATTTTTAAATAGTTCTACAGCCGCTGAGCTGGAAAGTATCATTGTGGATCTCGAGGAATATATTAAAGGAGGTCCTGATAGTGAACACAAACAACTTAGGGAGGGGTATGGACATATTCCTAAACCTGAAGCCAGAAAGATAAAGAATTATCTTTTTAAAATTCTTGATGATGCGAAGAGGTACAGTCATGACAGACGTCCCGGAAGGCGTAAAAAGCCCTCTAAATAAAACCAAAGACGATCCCCCTCTTAATATCAACAGAGGAGTGGAATTGTTACTCAGAAATAGGAGAAGAAGACCTACTAAGCCTAAAACTTTCCAGGTACAATTTTCTTTCTTCAAATGGGAGATTAGTTTGTCCTTGGACATTAAGAAAAAATCATCTCTGGAGGAAGCATAGTATGGAAACGTTAGTAGTTACTCTAACACTTACAACAATTGTGGCATTCTTGGCTCTCTTAGTTGGAGGTATGATAGGATGGATGGCAAGACAACATTCTTATGAGACTCAACCAACAACTTATTGGGCACATCCAGAAATGTTTGACAAGAATGGACAACTTATTCCTGATGAGATACACGCAGTAAGATTTGAAAATCCAGAAACACTGGAAGATGAAGATGAAGATTGACGTGTCCCTTTAAATATCCTATACTTAGATTAAAAATATTATTATGCCTAGACCTAAAGCATCACCAGCAACAGCTGTTAAAAAGACTCAAGCTAAACCTAAGACTAAAACTTTTCAGGTAAAGACTCCTGCTAAGCTTCCCCCTAATCCATTTGTCTCTGAGATTTTGGATTTAGTTAGTAAGCAAAGAGGAGTAGCTAAGAAGGTATCAACTCTTAAGGAATATAGGAATGACGCCCTGACTGCTATTCTCATTTGGAATTATGATGATGCTGTTCAATCAGCTATTCCGGATGGTGAAGTTCCTTATGAGAAGAATGATGTTCCTGCTGGGACGGATCATACTTCCCTACGTAAGGAGTGGAAGAACCTATATCATTTCATCAAGGGTGGAAATCCTACTTTGTCTACCATGAGGAGAGAGACAATGTTTATTCAGATGTTGGAAGGTCTTCATCCTGAGGAAGCAGAAGTAATAGCTTTGGTGAAGGATAAGAATTTGGAATCTAAGTATAAGATTACTAAAGGTGTTGTTGAAACTGCTTTCCCTGACATTGTATGGGGTAAGAATAGAGGATCATAATGGCAGAAGGATTTGGAGGATCAGTCTCTAAGGAGGATGATGATGAGCTAAAACTTAATGTCAACATGACAGAAGTAGATAAACTCATCAAAAAATATAAAAAGATTAATAAGTTTAGGAAGACTTCTTTTTATGAAGTGAATAGACTTGATGGAAAGGATACTTTCGTTGAGCGTCTCCTTAATGATTATGGTATAGATGAAGATGCTATCTCGTGATTATAGGTTAAGACTTACTGAGATATGTTGTAGGATGAGACTTGATCGTCCTGTGACATTAGAAGAGAGAATATGGGTACAGAAACTGTGTGATGCCAATAAACATGCTGCAGGAATCAAAGAGAGACTCTTATACCGACCTTCTTAAAGTATTGTAAAAACTGTATCACATGTTACACTTCTCCTTGACTATATAGTAGTGGATATGTTATTATATCCTCACGTTCATCTCATTAGAGACGCAAGTAAGTCGCGGAACGGTTACGTTCATCCCATTATTCTTCTATGATTCCTTTTTTAATGGCTACTACTTTAAGTTGTCAGGAAGCACAAGGCATTATTGATAATCTCGAGGATGCTTCAACTCCTTACAAAACAGAGTTGGTTCAGGTTATTAAAATGAGCACTACTGAGGAGGGTTGTTGGGACGCAAACGACTAAAGGAACGGGCCTTAAAATCCAACTACTTTAGGAGTAAAAACCATGCAAGTAACATACAGGGGTGTTAAGTACAACACCAAGGACCAAAAGACCTGTCAGAAGGTCACCTCTGATTTAATTTACAGAGGTATCAAGCACACAGAACAAAAAGTTGTATGTGCTAGGTGATTTAGTCTTACTTGAAAGAAAGAGGGGTGGTAGACACTCCTCTTTTTTTATGCTATAATTCATAAATAAAAATAAAGCCATGGAAAGTGTCACCCAGAAAGAAAGATTAAAACTTATTGTCAATAATCTTAAATCCTTAGTAGATGCGTTAGAGTCTGAAGTTTATTCTGATGTGTCTGCATATAGAAACTCCATAGCATTTTCTTCACCAGTTTCCGACTACGACGAGATGTACGACGATGACGATGGATACCCCGATTAGGGCACAAACTCTATCTTTATTATTGAAAACCTTTGGAAATACTCATACAAATAAAGCCATCTATGAATGTGCAGATGAATGGTGTAGTAAGCAAGTGACTACTTCTGGATTAATTTCCTACTTCAAAGCCTACTACGGTCAGTATGAAAACCAAACAAGCAATCAAATACATTATCAAGCATCCTGACGAGTTTACTCAAGGTGAACAGTCTTATGCTAGAATGATGAAACAACAAAGAAAAATTCGTAAGAAATTGAAAAAAGAGAATGAGCAAAGTCAAACTGATATCAGTAACTCCTGAAGCTGAAAAGCACATGGCCTATGTGGCTCGTGTGAGTAACCCCCAGAACCAGGAGAATGAAAAGTTTGCAGGACTTTTAAGGTACTGTATTCAACATGGACACTGGAGTGTCTTTGAGCAGGCATTCATGACTGTAGAGATTAATACTACTAGAGGTCTTGCTGCACAGATATTAAGACATAGATCATTTACATACCAAGAGTTCTCACAGAGATATCAAGATATTTCTCATATTAGAGAGGACATTCCTTTACCTGAGTTACGCAGTCAAGATACTAAGAATAGACAAAATAGTATTGATGATGTTGATCCTGAAATAGTGAGGAAGTATAATGTTGAGATGAGAAAACATTTTGATGCATCTATAGATCTTTATAAGAAGATGCTTCGGGAGGGTATAGCAAAGGAGTGTGCAAGATTTGTATTACCTCTTGCTACTCCTACTAGACTTTATATGACTGGTTCAGTAAGATCTTGGATTCATTACATCAATTTACGTTCTGCTAATGGAACACAGAAAGAACACATGGATCTTGTAGAAGATGTTCGTAAGACTTTTAAGGTTCAGTTCCCTACAGTTTCAGAAGCTCTTGGTTGGATCTAAATAAAAATACATAACTTTATATTGATATGCCTACGTACCCTGTGATACACAAAGAAACTGGAGAGAAACAAGAACTCTCTATGTCTATGCTGAAATATGATGAGTGGAGAAAGGAAAATCCTGATTGGGATAAAGATTGGTCAGAAGGTTGTGCCGGTATCGGAGAAGTTGGAGACTGGCAAAATAAATTAATCCAGAAAAATCCTGGATGGAATGATGTTCTCCGTAAGGCTGGTAAAGCCCCAGGCGCAGTTGTAAAACCAATTACTTAATCTATATGGCAAGGAAAAAGTCAGCAGGTATCAGTACAAATCCCGTCCCAGCTGGGATGAGCAGTAGAAAAATGAAAAGAAAGAAACCAATTAATTCGGATTACATAAAAGATATTAAACCCCTTACAGAAAATCAAGGGAAATTTTTTGAATCCTATAAAGAGGATAAGAATGTTGTTGCTTATGGGGTAGCAGGTACTGGTAAAACTTTTATTGCTCTTTACAACGCCATTCAAGATGTCTTGGACCCAAAAAGTGTTTACGAAAAAGTATGCATTGTTAGGTCTCTTGTTAGTACTAGGGAAATTGGCTTCCTTCCTGGTGATCATGAAGATAAGTCCTATCTTTATCAGATACCTTACAAGAATATGGTAAAGTATATGTTCCAGATGCCAGATGATGCATCCTTTGAGATGCTTTATTCTAATCTAATGGCTCAGGATACTGTGGACTTCTGGAGTACTTCCTTTATACGGGGCACTACATTTGATAATACTATTATTCTTGTTGATGAATTTGAGAATCTTAATTTCCATGAATTGGATTCTATTATCACTAGAGTGGGTGAGAATTCTAAGATTATATTCTGTGGAGATGCCACTCAGAGTGACTTAAAAAATACTCAAGAAAGGAATGGTATCTTTTCCTTCATGGAAATCTTGAAAAATATGCCATCTTTTGATATAATAGAATTTAATGCAGGTGATATCTGCAGAAGTGGTTTAGTCAAGGAGTATATCATTGCAAAACTTGAACTTCAGATTGACATGTAATGTTTAATCATATTGTTATGGGTATCCCTGAATTAAAAAGGGTTACTATTGATGGGGTAAGATATTATGATGTTCCTGATGGGGACAAACTGGTATCTATTACTTCTGTTATCAGCTGGATCAATCGTGAAATCTTTCTTGAGTGGAGGAAGAGAGTAGGAACTCACGAAGCTGATAAGATTACCAAGGCATCTACAAGTAGAGGAACAGATTTTCATACTCTTGCAGAACATTACTTAAAGAATGAAGAACTTCCTTCTGTTCAACCTCTTTCAGAGTTTCTTTTTAAACAGGCTAAACCACAGCTGAGTTTGATAGATGATATCGTTGCCCTTGAGACTTCACTCTATAGTCAGAAGTTGGGAGTGGCAGGAACTGTTGATTGTATAGCCAAGTATGATGGTGAGTTATCCGTCATCGATTTTAAGACTTCTAAGAAACCAAAACCACGTGAGTGGATTGATCATTACTTTGTACAGTGTGCAGCTTATGCTTGTATGTTCTATGAGATGACTGGTCAAATAGTCAAGAAGTTTGTCATTATTATGTCCTGTGAGGACGGGGAGTGCGTTGTCTATGAAGAATACAACAAATCAAAATACATCCAAATGTTATCGAAATATATTAGAGATTTTGTTGAATTTAAATTACAAGAATATGCCAAAAACTGAAGCTAAGAGTGTAGATGAGCTGATTAAAAATAAATTTTATTGTGCTCGAAAATTCACTGAAGAGATAGAAAAGCTTGTTCTTGAGAATAAGGATATGAAATATGTGGATGCCATTGTTTTCTTTTGTGAACAAAATAACTTGGATGTAGAATCTGTTCCTAAGTTAATTACCAAACCCCTTAAAGAAAAACTGAAGGGTGAAGCTATGGAACTTAATCTTCTTAAGAGAACTTCTCACGCTAAATTACCTCTATGAATGATCCTTTAGAAATGAAAAGATTACGGGATGGTTGTCCTGTAATGGTGGCGAAAATTCCTCGACCTATTGTGAAAGAGATTGATGGGTGGATTGAGGAAAGTAAGAAGTTTAAGAATCATCCATTGTCAGCACTGAAAGCCCATGAGAATGTAGGGTATCTTTCGATGGATGGTAAGCAACATAATTCATATCAGTGTTCTATCTCTCCTCACTTAGTTGAACAGTCTTTTTGGTTGGCATGGGTAATAAGATTGTCTCAGAAGTATTGGGGTATGGGAAAACATCATAGAGCGTTTAAATTGAGAAAGTGGGATGGTCATTTTGATGGGTATGATATCTGGACTAACTTTGCATATAAAGGAGATGATAATCCTAGACATAATCATGCAGGGTTTTTGTCAGGTGTGATATACTACAAGAATCATAAACATTCTACTATATTTGATGAATATAATGTAGGGTATGAAGGATTGGATGGAACGATGGTAATGTTTCCTTCTAGTGTTTGGCATCATGTAGAACCACAACAGCAGAATAAAGAAAGAATTACTCTTGCTTTTAATATCGCAGATGATTAAAGTGCAGCCCTTTGATACTTACAAAGCTTATCTTGGATTAAAGAATCATTTTACTAAAGAGAAGTATGACTACGTGAAGTATTGTGGTAAGTCACGTGCTTCTATCGAGTCTTTCTATAAGAGAAAGGATAGGTTTTTCTTTGAGAAGATAAGTAGACAGAAGAATGATGATGAAGTTATAGATTTCTTTGTTGCTAATTTTGTTTCTTGTAATGATCCCCAATCCTTATGGGTGGGTGAAATTATGAGGAATGGTGAGGATAATTATATTAATTGGAAGAGAAGAACTCAGTCTTTATCTTATGTTTTTAAGGAGGAGGTGGAGAATATTTTTAGTGGAAAGGATTTTGATAAGATGTTTGAGGTAAAAGGAACTACTCATCCACAAATAATAAAGGAACATTTGCAAGAGAATATTTCTCTAGAAACTTTAATAATTCTTGAAAAGATCCTTGGATTTAAGAAAAATTTTGATAAAAAATTAGATGACCCTGTGTGGAAATTTCTTTCTATGAGAATGAAAAAATATAATTCCTTCCTAAATATTAATGTACTTCAATATCGTAAATTATTAAAACAGATTGTGCTATGAGTAAGTTTTTTGACTCCGAACTGGTACAGGAAGAGTTGAGGCAAATTGAACATTTGCAAGAGAAAGTTTTTAAAAACTTTTTTAATTTTTCATCTTTATCTAAGGCTGCGAAATTAGAACAAGTTGCTAATTTAGAAATTTTATTGAATAAGCAAAATATTTTTTATGCTAGATTGAAATTGTCTGATGATCCTAAAGCCAAGGAGATGAAAGAACAACTTCAAAGACAGTCTAGAGACATGGGATTTCCTCCTGATGTCGATTTAGGCGATGCTTTTAAAAACATGCATCGTATGGTTGAACATATGAAAAAATCTATTGACGAACAACACGGACGCTGATAGAATACAGAAGTACACACAAGCCAAATACATT